GTTAGGTCGCTCGCCGGGGGGCTGCACTGGGGCAGGGCGGCTAGCGATGGCGTTGGCCTCGCCTGTGAGGGTGGCAATCTCGCGCTCTAACCGGGAGACGTTGGCGCGGAGTTCGGAGATAGGCGGGCCGCTGGGGGCAGGCGCGGAGGTGTCAAGAACTTCCATGCCTGCTAACGTGCCGCGCATGTCTTTTATGCTGGCGGTGTAGCCGGACGCCGTGGCTTTGGCAATGTCTTCGACGCTAATCAGCCACTCTTGCACATCGTCAAATGCTTTGATCGTGCCCGTGAGCTTTTCCAAACCTGTTTCCGAAAGCAGATTGCGTAGTTTGGTGGGCACATCATCCCCGCAAGCTCCCAAGATCATGCTGGCGCGGGCCTTGGGGCTGGCGGCTAGGAAAGGCTCAAGATCCAGCATGACGGGTGGCAAGAGGTCGGCTGGGGCTGGGCTTTTGGCCTCTCCTTTGACGGTCTTGCCAGAGCGGGTAAGGCTGCGGTCATAAGTTTTTCCGCCGATGTCGAGGGCGGCCCCCATGCGTAGGCCAGAGCCGATGGCGTCCATGATGCCACCGTTGGTCTTGGGCAGGCCGGGCACCTTGCCAGCCAAGACGAAGCTGATGGCGTTGCTAATAGTGGTTTTCCCGGCACCATTGGCACCGATAACAAGGTTTACGCCGGGGGTAAATCCGTGGCTACGGGTGCGGCCAGCGAAAGAAGAAAGATTTAGAGATGAGATGTATGTATTTTTCATAATGTGTCGGATTTCTTTGTTGTTATTGAATGAACGTGAGAGTGGCTGCCCCAGAAAAGGCTGGGCAGCCTGAAGCCTGTGCCGAAAATTTGGCTTTATTGCGTTTTATCACCGCATGGCCCTGAATTATGTGTCGGCGGCCTCGCTTGCCGGGCTTAAAGCCGGGCAAACTTAGCCAAGTGGCACGATCCATGTGGCGTGCCTCAATTTGCCCACTTGCCACTAAAGAAGCGATTCGGCCATAAATGTTGCATGGGTAGGGCTGCTTGCCTAAATCAGCTTGGCGGGCTGCGACGGCGGCCACAAGTTCGGTTTTGGTCATTTGCCCGTTACCTGCCAGAACGGCTAAAGCTAACCGGGTAAGGCTGGATTGGCGGCAGGCTGGCTTGGCTGGGCGGGGGCTGGCGGTGGGGGTGAGGATGAGGTCAATCATGGCAATTATGCTTTCCAGTTTTCTTGGGCTGCTGCGGTTTCTTCAACTAAGTAATCGGGCAACGCAGTTACAATACTGGGGGCGATGTCGCCAGCTTCCAAAGCCTTGCAAACATGGAGCATTTCGCTTGCTGCTTGGTGAACATCTTGCCAGAATGTCGGGTTGCGCAATTCGTCAGGGATCGTTGACGCTGCCACACCTTTAATGAGGGCAGAAAACGCCTCTTTTACTGCCATTCCCACCGTAGCGCCATGAGGCCCGGCAGGCACAGGTGGCCTGCTAATCTGGGTTGGCGGCTGCGGAGGGCGGGCGGCTTGGGGTGGCGGGCCTGACTGGCGCGGTGGCGGACTCATGGGTGGCCGAACCGATTGCTGGGGCGTTGTGTCGTAAACAATATCCGTCCGATGGGCTGGCGGGCCTTGGCGGGCGGGCGGCTGGGCTGCTTGGGCTTGGACTGCTGGAATGGTTTCCAGCCAGTTGATTGTCACCCGAGGGTTGCCGTGCTGGTCGTTGCCGCGAATGCGGATGCGTTTCTTGCCGTTGTATTCGTCCACCTCAATCCCAGTGAAATCTCCCTTGCCGTTTTTATGGGATACAATCTGCATCCACGGCCCGACCCACGCCCGGTCGAGAGGTTCAAAGTCGATAAATTGGACTGTGGATTTTGCCCCGCCAGCGTCTGTGGCAAAGCTTCCTTGTTTGGTGCCTTGTCCAAAGGCCGTTGGCGCATCATCCACTTTGGTGAGTTGGATTTCGATGCATTCTAAGTTTGTGCCTGCTGGTAGCAAGGCAAGTGCGCTGAGTGGTGTTATAGTCATGTTGTCTGGCCGCTGTTATTTTGCGGTTGTGAGTATTATATGCACACACTTTGGCTTGCAAATGATTTTATATCAAATTACAATTATTTTATGAATAGCCTAACAATAGCCGTCCCCATCCCTCCTCCAGCCCTGGCTCATAATGGACGCATACATTGGCGCAAACGTGCCGCCCTTGTTAAAGCCTGCCGGGCCTCATCTTGCCTGCTGGCAAAGGCCGCCTTGGCTGGCAAGCCTGCGCCAAACTGGGGCAAGGCATCCGTAAAAGTTGTGGCGCATTTTCCGACGCTGAGCTTTCCCGACCCGCTCAATTTACTTGATAGGTGCAAGGCCGTGCTGGATGGCTTTGAAGATGCCAAGATTATCTTTAATGACAAAGACCTTTGGCCGGAGCGGCCCGAGATGCACAAAGACAAAGACCACCCGCGTTTGGAGATTACAATCACGCCTGAATAATCATACCGTTTGCGTGTTTAGAAATTTACCGTTATAATTAAATCCAGACATCCGACTATGAAACGAACCGCTTTAATTCGCCGAACACCCCTTCGGGCCAAGCCCGGCGCACGGCTGGCCCACGCCTCTGACAAGAGGGCCGAGCGGCTGGCGCGTTATAAGGCCATGCTAGACGGCTGGCAGGGCAGGCGGGGTTGCGCCAAATGTGGGCATAGGGCTGGCTTAGAGCCGCACCACCCTTGCGCCAAATGTGGGCATAGGGCTGGCTTAGAGCCGCACCACCCGTATGGCAGAGGTCGAGAAAATTTGTTCCGCGTCGTTTTGCTTTGCCACCTATGCCATGCTTGCACGCATGAATTTTCAGATACGGCCTATGAACTTGGATGGTTACAACCTGAATACCGAAATGTGCTACGCCCGCCAAATTTTCCCGTCCCTTGGCTTCCAAAATCACTTATTACCGACATTTTAGCGATTATTTTATGACATACGCAACCACAATCGAACACATCTCGGAAGACGGGCTATCACGCTCCGAGTGGAGATACTGCAACCTCAACAACCTCGAAATGACGCTCGACTGGATCATCCACCAATCCCGGCCAAGCAAGCGGCACGGATGGAAGACCGTCAAGAAATGGAAAAGGATCATGCGGCGTGACTGCACGATGGAACGCGAAGAATCCCCGCAATGGGTGAAAGACGAAGTGCGACGGAGGATCAACGATGCGATTGAATTTCGCTAACACCAAGCTCTCCCATGAGGAGGGCGAAATAAAGCCATGACACCAACACCAACACCAACACCACGAACAGGAGCTGTATACTTCGCATCAAATGATGCAGGAATATATGAGTTATTCCAAGCTAACGAAGTTTACTTGAAGGAGAATGATCAACTCCGCAAGGACATAGCTGAACTCAATGAGCGGCTGATTGACCGTCAAGAAACTCTGATGGCGGCACTCGTTGACCTAAGGGCAGCAACCAGAATCCTTACCCGTTGCCGCGACTCAGCGGGCCGAGTTGAGATCGGGCTATATGAGGACATCCAAACTTTCCTACACACGCAACCATGAGTGAATCACACGCTGCACAATTAGGAGCGGGGATGCTTATCCTTGCACTAATCGCCGCCTTTGCGGCACTTATACAACTAGGCAACCTCAAGGAAGAGGCTATCAAAAGGGGCTTTGCCGAGTGGCACGTCCTCGGCCAAGACAGCACCGAGTTCCGATGGAAGGAAACAAAACCATGAAACCCAACTACTACAAAATCATTGAGGACTGTATTGCTACAGGCACGTCGCTAGGATACGCACGGGCGCACAAACATGACGACACTCCCGAGCGCGTAGTGCTTGAGGAAAAAATCATTACTGCCATCATGGAGCAAATAACTGAAAACTTTGTTTTTGACACACTGCCATGAGACTAATTGCGAAGCATTTAATTAACTTTATAGAATTTGCTTTGGCTCTTGACGAGCCGCTTAACTTATTTTAGGCTAAACCTGCCGCCTGTTCGTCCCAGGCCGTAGCGATTAAAATTTCCCCTCTCTGTGCCAGTTGCCTTCGGGCTTCTGGGGACGACACAGAGAGGGCTTTTTATGCTTATGAACTACTACCCATTCCACCCCGGCGATTATCTCCGCGACACGGCACATCTAAGCCCCATGGAAGACATCACGTATCGTCGTCTTTTAGACATGTATTACTGTTCTGAACAGCCAATATCTTTGGAAACCGACTTGGTTTCTCGTAGGTTACGACTGGGTTCTGATTTGGTTCTAATTGTCTTAAATGAGTTCTTTGTCGAGACTAAAGAAGGATGGACACACCGCCGTTGTGATACTGAAATTGCCTCTTATTCAGCCCGTTCTGAGCGTGCTAAAAAGAACGGGAAGGCTGGTGGAAGGCCGAAGAAAACCCAGCAGGTTATTTCTGGGTTTACTTTAGCAACCGAGTTGCAAGCTAACCAGAACCATAACCATAACCAAATTAGTACTAGCCCGCCATCGGTTTTGGCTACGCCTAACCGGGAGGGAGCGGTTTCGGCCTATTGTAAACCCAAGCCCCCAAGACCGCCAGCAACAGCCGATCCGCGTCATGCCGAGTTTGTTCACATTTTTGCTACTGAGTATCACGAAGCCACAGGCCAACCTTACGCCATGTCAGGCGGCAAAGACGGCCAGCAGCTTCAAGCCCTGCTCAAGACGCTCAAAGACCTTACCGCTGACGAATGGCGCACTGGCATCAAGTGGTCTTGGCAAATTGCCAGCCAAGACTCGTTTGCCAATGCCTGCGTCCGCCAGACTGGCAGCTTAGCCGCCTTTTGCTCGGCTTGGAGCCGCCTTGTCGCTTACCACTCAACCTATCAAGCCCCACGCCGATGAATACACCACAACAAAACCCCTTTGGCCGCCGCCGAGACGAACCTGCTAGCCCTGAAGAGTTGCTAGGCATGATCAACAAAGAATTGCCACACTCTGACGAAAGCGAAAAAGGCGTGCTTTCCTCGTTGTTACAAGATCCTCGTTACATGAGGACTGTAAGGCAGCGCATAAGGCCAGAGGCTTTTTACAAAGAGGATTTGCGCACCATTTACATCGAAATGCTAACTGCTGATGAAGCTGGGCTGCCCATTGACTTGGTAACGATTACAAATCGTTTGCGTGACCAAAACCGTTTGGAACGAGCCGGAGGCGCGGCTGCCTTGACTGAAATTTTCAGTTTTATCCCATCACCGTCGCATTTTGAGCATTACTTGACGGATTTAGTTGGCAGATGGCGGTTGAGGCAGGTCATCCACGGCTACGCTAAGGCGCTGCGCGGCCTTCAAGAGACGTTCACCGAGGGCTTGGCTGACACGACAGCAGAAGGCGTGCGCAGCAGCATAAATTTGGCAGGCCAGACAGTGCAGGCATTTGTGGGCGATTACGTCGATTCTGGCGATACTACGGCCTCGTTGAAAGAGTGCTTAATGGAGCACATGGATTACATGGCAAAACTGACAGAGCGACTGGATAAAGGAGAGAATCCGTTGATTCCTACTGGAATCCCCACCTTGGATTCGGTCTGTGGTGGTATTGGAGCCGATGAATACTGGCTCGTTACGGGGCCAACAAAATCTGGCAAATCCGTGCTTACTGGCAACATTGCAGTCAATGCGGCTCAACGCAAGGTAAGGACCAAAGTGTACACGAACGAAGTTGGGCGAAGGTCTTATGCAGGTCGCATTCTTTGCTCAGCTTCCGACAAGCTTACTGGCGCTATGGATCGTCATGGTTTGCGGGAACGCTGGATTCAAGAGGAATACGCTAAGGCACAAAAGAAAATCATTGGTGAGATTGGCTCTTTGTTGATGATTGATAACGCTGCTGGAAAGTTTGTTGAGGACATTGTTGCCGACATTCGCCTGGAAAAGGAAAAAGGAACAGGTTTGTTTGTTGTGGATTTGATTGGCAAGATTCGCAGCCGGGAAAGGTTTGGCAGCCGCGAACAGGAAATTGCCCACATTTCTGGCAGTTTGTGCAACGCCACTAAGACCTACGGCGTGCCAATTATCGTTGTCTCACAAGAAAATGACGAGGGTCAAGTTCGCGAAAGCCGTAGCCTAGCCTTCGACTGCGAGTGCTGGTTGCGCATCAAACACTACGCTCCAGAGCAGAAAAAAGGCCGTGGCTTTACGGCTGCCGCTCCAGTCGAGGTTGTGCAAGATCGCAGAGATTTAGTGGTAGAACTAGCTCGAGGATTTGCGGCTGGCTCAAAAATTCCGTGCATTTTTGACGGAGGGCGCTACCTTATTCGTGAAATGGTAAAAAGTGATCACGAAAAACGTGATTGGACAGAGGCCATGTAACATTAAGACACCCGAAATTTAATAGCTCACTACACGCTATTTACCAATGACTAACGAAGCTCAACGCTATGGCATTTATTCTTTCAGATACTCCATCAATAATTCGTTGTTTAGTTCGCGCCGAGTTCACACAGAATCATCAAAGCCAGAAAGGCCAATACCTAAAAGCTCACATCTTGGGGATACGCTGCCAAGAATCAGTAAGCCTACAGTTTCAAGTAAGATTTGATGAACCTGAATTAGCAGGCGCTATGTTTTGCCTGCCTATCCAAGCATTATGCTGGAAGCCTTGTGAGTTGCCGGATGCGGAATTGATTCAACCTTGGGATACATTTTCAAGTACATTTACTGTGCATGAGTTTGGACTTTGGAAGCGAGGAAATGCCGCATTGTTGAACGTGCGCGGAATATTAGGACATCTTACGCGTATCCCGGCCCGTTATTTATTCACCTTGGATTTTGAAGGCAATGCGCTTGCAGATGATTTTGAACAGCACAAACAACTTCATTTCTTACAAGTTCAAGACGGGTGGTTTGCTGCTGTGCCAAACAATCGAGTTCTTAGCGTGGACAGCGCATTTGCCAAGTCATGTGTCGAATTGCCACGCTTTGAATGCTTGGAATACATGTATGCCTCTGAATGCAGAATAGGAGAACCAGAATCATGACCTCTCCTGCCCTTTGCCAATCCCACCCAGAAGCCGCTATTGAGCTTAGCCTATTTGCCATTTTTGCCGCCTGCCAAGCCAACAAGGCCGCCCAGGCCAAGGCTAAGCAGGCCCAGGCCGAGAAACGGCTAGCTAATGGCTTTTTTTGGTGGCAAGAAAAAGACAATTCACCCACACAACACAATGACTGAAATCACCCCATCCGAACAAACCTTTGATGCCATCGCTTCTGCACTCATGCCTTTAGAGCCGGGCGAGTCAGTAGCCATTTTGGTTTATATGACCGCTCTCGTCACCACTAAATACAATCCTGGCGTTCCTGCCGCCGGGCTTAAGGCCAAGTTATCTGACATGATTGGCGTGGCTATAGATGCCCAGGCCGAGCTGGCCGCCAAGCTCGCCGTGGCCGTGGACGGGCAGATTGGCTATGACGCCGCGAAGGTGGCGGGCTAGGCTATGAATGCGCTCGTCCATCACTGCACGCCAGTAAATCGGGATGCGGCGTTCATCCTGCGCCCATCCACCCTGCAAGGCCAGACAAGCGTGCCGATTGAACGGCAGGGCGCTATCAGCAAATGCCCGTACTGCGGCGGGCGGGCCTACCAGGGCGGATGGTGCTTTGGCTGTGGGGCCTCACTGCCTAGAGTTGCCCTGCGCTGCGGTAAAGTAGGGACAGATTGCGAATAACCCAAGGGCTTTGCTCTGCGGCTGTAATCGTGAAGCGGATTTTAACGGCCTCACCGCCTAATTGCGCCATGATCTTGCGCAACTGTTGAGTGTTAGTGCTGTACAAATCATCTATTGTGCGTGTTACACTAAAACCAGATTTATTGATCAACTCAATATCTACAAAAGCCCGACTGTTTTTAATCGTGGAAAATAGTAAACCTGTGAACTGCTTAAATTGAGTCAATTTGCCCAAATCAACGAAGCCTGTCTCCACAACCGATTGCACCGCTTGATAATAACGAAACCCACCACGATCAACGTATCCATAACCAGCGTATTGGACTGGTATCGGGGCACTGGTGGAATATGGCGTATAAGCTGAGCTGGAACTAAGCACGTCACCGTTATCGTTTTGCTGGCGACTGTCTTGATAAAATAAATTACCATCTTCGTCACAAAAAATGGTTTCCGGCCTTTCAGCTTCCATCTTTGCAGTGCAATACATTTTAGGAAATGTAAATTGCCCGACAACTCCATTGCTTTGAAAATCAAAAGCAAACGATGTCAGCGTATCGTCTTGGCCTGGGAATGAATACCAGTAGATGTCTGAGCGTAAATCAACCCAAGCATTTACGCGGTCTGGTTGTCTTCCGATCCTGTCAATATTAGCAATATCAAGAATGTACTCAATAGCGTCCTTGGTGCTTGCCGCAATATTTCGGCGTCCATACCGCGCTCCTGAAAATTCATAGATTTGCAAATCTGAACCAAGGAAGAAAATCTTGGAATTTTCGTAGTCTGTAATGCAAGCCGGATTCAATGCTCCTACAGTCACTTGTGGAATGTGCTTGTCCGTTGTCGGATCATTTGGATTCAGCAGAATGACGCCATTGTTGGTGTGGACGTGCAACCTGTAATCGTCGGTATATAACGCCGTCACTCGTAAGCGGCTGGTTTGCCGGGCCATACTAATCAATTCAGGCGATTCGGCATTTGCACCTTCGGGGGCAATTTCATCGTCAACCGCAGTTTTAGAAACATAAAGCAAGTCTGGATTGTCTGTGCCGCCTCCAAACCATGTTTGCCCACCTAAAGAAACAACATCTTTATACGGCAACGGCCTGTTTTGATCGACTGACATAGCCCCACCAATTTCTGTGTTGGTGCCCACTTGCAGTGTTTTGGTGCCAGAGGTGTTTGCCACCTCGCCGACATAACTCCAGATAGCCGAAGTGCCTTCTCCAAATTGGAAATACACGCGGATTAAATCAAATCTACCTACCTCGGCAGTTGGATCTGGTGTAATTGTAACCAAAATATCAGAACGCGTGGACTCATCCAAAATAATCTCGTTTGAGATTTCTGACGAAACGCCTTCGTAGCCTAACCGTTCTGTGCCGCTGTCAAAGTAACGAATATAGACAGTGCAAGTCTGACTTGTCAGGCCAGAAGATGTGCCAGAACCAATACCGCCAGACAAGAAAGCTGGACCATAATTGCCAACGTCGCTTATGGCGTCGGCTGCCGATTTACTGGCTACAAGAACGCCTACAACGCGGGTATCTGAATTGACGTAAGCAACAATAGCGTCAGTAGAATTGGCGGCAGCTATACTGCCTGTAATAAGGGTGTAAACGTAAGGATTGCTTGTTGTGCCTGTGCCCGAAAGTGTAGAACTAACTGCGGTTGCGTACAATGATTGCTGAATTGTTACTTGAATGCGACTATTGCCCGAGGAGCCGGGAAAGTTTGTGGCATCTGCCGTAAATGTTAAAGTAGCCGCACCTGTTCTCACTGCTGTTCCTGTGGGCAAAATGCTTTGCACGCCAGTGCCAACGGTAGTGATGTTGATAGCTACGCCGCCTACTGTTGCAGCCAGTTTGAAGAAAAAGACATTGGTTGACACGTCCCGCATGTAGTAGGTCGTGGCTGCCGCAAGTGGCGCAGGTCGTGTGCCAGTAGTCGTAATTGTAACAGCTTGGTTGTCGCTATAACCGTGTCCAAAAAGTTGATAAAGCACTACGCCTGCCCCTGCCGTCGTTAAATCAATAATTGATCCGTTAGGCGTAGCTGTTAAGCTCACCGTCGTGCCGGACACAGATTTGCAATAATACACCGTGTTGTTAATCAGGCCGCCGGGGACCGTCGTAGCAACAAGTAATACGGCCATGCCTTCGGTGGGCAAGAAACCATTTACAAACATTGTGTTGGTTGTAATATTAACAACGGCTGTTCCTGTTGTCGTGTAAGCGTAAACAAAATCTGTGGCAATTACTGGCCTAAAATTGAAAGCCGCTGAGCCTGCCGAGCCGGGCAAAGCCCATTTTGCTTGCGCATTACTAGTGCCCGCAGGCGTAGCGCGGCTAATAATGGGCGTAGCAGGTTTGGTATTTGAGCCTGCCACGCGCCATTTGCCAGGCGTAGCCGTGCGGCCTAGCTGGAATATGCCAGGGTTGTTTACATTATTGGAAAGCATAAGCTGGGTAGCTGTGCGCTTGCCAAACCACCGAGCATTGGCATCATAGCCAACGGCTAGCACTTCGTATGTAGGAGGCCCCGCACTAAAGTTGTAATCACCAGAAGTAAAAGTGCCGTCATCACCGCCATAAAACAAGCCGCGTGCTTTGCTTTGAGTAAGGTCGTAAAAAAGAATGAAGTTTTTACCTTGGCGATAGATGCGAATTAGCACCGTTTTGTTGGCCGTTCTAGCTGGGTCGTCCACGCCGACGCCGGAAGGATAACCAGTAAAAGGCAAACTGCGGATCTTAGTAGCGGCTGTTTCGGTAGAAAATGTAGCCCAAAGTCGAGAATATTTTGGAATACCTTTTATGGCCCCTGTTGGGCGTAAAAGGGTGTTTACTGCAAGCGTTAGCCGTCCGCCCATGTCGGTCGTCTCAATAGAACTTGCAAGTGTGCCAAACTCGCGAACGTCGTGTGAATACAACTGGTTCATCGTTGTTGTGAATACCGATACCGTTTTTGAATGTTTCCAGCAATCGTAAGTTGCGTCGCCTTAGTCATAGCAAGGCCAAAATCAGACTCCAATTCTGTTTTGGGAATACTGCAAAATTGATAACTTGCGAAAAACCACCTCACTACGGGTAAAAGAATTTCAATATCTTTGTTTTGTGGCATCAAAGTCGTGCGAGTGTCGGCTAATGTCGTCACTGGAGAAAACACAAGTTTTCTTGCATCATACACTAGTTTGTGAGCTTCGCCGGGTAACGTGTCCAGCATAACGCCACCTCGTAATGTGCCAATTACCATCTGGGCATAAGGCCAGTATCGAGAAGGTAGCTGGATAGTCTTTTGCAAGGCCATTACAAGCCCAGCGTATCGGCGGTCCCAATCTTGGCTGTAGTTCATCCAACCCATGTTCAAATCTGAAGCTCCCTGAGCGGGTAGTAAAATAGTCTGCTTATCAAGTGAAACAGGGTCCATTACTTGCCGAACTATTGCTGGCATCATAACCCAGTCGTTGTAAACCGTAGCAGAGTAAGTGCCTGACGTGCCCATAAACGGCTCTGACAATACGGGAGCAGATGGGTTGGTTTCGTCCTCAATACGGTTTAGCGTGCCGTCACCATTGATAAGGATAGCGCAACCGGGCATCCAGCTTGATACATAGCCAGCCGTAAACGTAACGGCTTTGGAAAACTGCGTGCATGTCACTGACACTGTAGCTGGCGGTCTAATTACTTCAGCCTGATCTGGCCGAGTTTGATAGAAGATGTTTGGATTTGACTCTCCAACGTGCTCTAAGCCGCGATTGATGTCAGAAATGATGCGTGCCTCCAAGTTTGGAGGGCCATGTGACACATTCTCAAGGCCGCACATGCCAAGGAGGTCGTCGCGAATAGTTTGAACGATTGCCATGTCTTAGTTATACCCCGCCAGTCTCCCTACAGCAAGCCCTTTTCAGAGCGCAAAAACTAACCCACTACGCTCGGCAAACACTTTTGGCTGGCTCCTGACCGCCGAGGCTACTGCCGGGAAGCCATGCCCAGCCTTAACGGCAAGGTCGGCTAGGCTAAGCGGGCCAAAGGCTAGGGCTGCTTTGAGGTCGGGCGTGAGGCTAGGGGCAATGTCGCGAAGGCTAGCGGCAAAGACTCCGGCGGTAAGTTTAGGGCGGTAAATAGACATATATGAAATGTGTGTTGCGACGTTTATCAGTTTATTTTTTACCCAACCAAAAACACCCTGCCGCCTTTCTGGAAAAATAGGCTTGGCAAATTAGCCGCAGTGGCTCTGACTTCGGCGGGCGTTAGGCCAGTAGCTTGTGCTGCTTCAGCAATTTTAAGACCGCGCTGGCTAACAGCAAAAGCTAAAAGTTGTGTAGCATCGTTGGCTGCGGGCTGGCTTTCGGGCACGCCAGAAAATGGCGGGTTTCCGTTGTCGTCATAAAGAGCCGCGTTGACATCGCCCAGCGTGAGCTTGGCCTTGTCGGCAATGGCTTTCATCTGGGCCTCCACCTCCGCTAGCGTCTCCACCCCAAAGCGGGCCTGTAGCTCATACGCCAAGCAGTCCTCCGCCGTCGGGTGTAGGCTGCCGTCTTCGGCCTCAAAGTCCACGTCTGGCACTGGCCTTTTGGGCTGATAGGCTGCCAAGTATGGCCCGGCCACCTTGTTCTGGTCGTCCCACTCGGCGCGGGTCAAGATGCGGACTGGGTAGCCTTTCTTGGACCGTGTGTCTGAGCGGGCGCGGGTGGGCAAAGTCGTGCCGTTGCTGGCGGCGATGGGGAAGGCTTGGCCGGGGTGTTGTGGGTAGGTGATTTGCCAACAAGTTTTCATATATTTGGTGTCTGGTGTCTAATAGCAACAATAAGCCCGGCTTCACCAAATGGCAAGGCCGGGCTAATTGGATTTTGCCAAGTGGTTTAACCGATGGCTGCCTTGATGACAATAAAGTTCAAGACAATCGCTTCTGACAAGGTGCTGCCAGACTGGTTGCGAATTTCAAACTGGCAAGAACCGTCTGCAACGGCCCCAATATGAATGGAATACGCGCCAGTAGTGCCACCTGACTTTTCGCACACTACCACTACGTCAGTAGCAGCAATCTTGGAGTTAGTCAGAGTAAATGCTACAGTCGTTGCAGTTGCAAGAGAAGCAGCAGCCGTTGTGATTGTGCCACAAGTGCTATTTAATGTAACACCCGCAGTTTTAAGGCTAACTTGAGTTACAGAACCGCCGTTGGTTGTGCCCGTGATTGGCAAGCGCCCAATAGAAGTAGGGGCACCGCTTTCAAGAGACACGTTAGCCACAGGGATAACATGTGACGCACTAAGGCCAGATGACGCGGCAAGAATTGCTGGAATATCTCTGGCGCGTTGAGGAAAAAGAGAAAAAATCATTGGAATGGATAGCTAAGGGTAAAGTTAAGTTTGCCAAAAGGGCCGCCTAGCAAATAAGCTAAGCGGCCCCAAGGCGTGACTATTAGCTGATTTCTGGCATACCAGGAGCGTTCCATGCGCCGTAAACGACGATGTAACCGTTCTTGATAAGAGCAGCGTTTTTGTAGGCGGTAGCACCCCAAACCATCTGCACACCGATACCGAAACGATTGGTGTAATCGTTTTCTTGGGTGACGCGCTGGCCCATAGCGGTAGATGCCTTGCCGTTGACGGTTCCGTAGCCACAATACACGGCATTGTTGCCGAGGAAGTAGCCAGCGACGTATGGCTGGCCCTTGCTGTTGCAAGGAATCATCAGAGATCCAATCGGGATGATGCCTTCCGTAAGGTAGGTCGATGTCCAGGGAGCGACGTTCCAAGTAATTGTGGAACCAGTGAGAGTGGTTTCATAATCACCAGAGGCCGTAGAACCAAGACGAGTCAAACCAGTGTCCGAGATCGTAAGACCATCGGTAGTGGTGTATTTGAAAAAGCTGAACTTGCCAGCATCTGCGCCAGAACCATTGATGACCATCAAATAACGGTCAGTGGAAGTTGCAGCAATGAAGGTTTGTTCAAACGCAGCAAACGGAGCACCTGGGAAATAACGGAAGTAGTCATTTCCAGTCTTGGCAACTGCATTGGTTGTGAGCACCGCGCTACCATTGAAACCGCCACCGCTAAGAGCGGTAAGAGTTGTGGTGGTGGCTTTTGCGGCGATTGCCACGCCGAGATAAGCACGGGGAGCGCAGAACGCACCCTGAGCTGCATCGGCTGCTGTGTTGGAGACTGCCCAGTTGTTGAGCATAACGCCATCATACTCTGGCAGATTACCTGCAAACAGGTAGTTGGTAGGACCACGGGTGCCAGCGGTGGCAAGCAGGCTTTCCCAAGTGCTGTTTTCGCGAAGACCTTGGAACAGGTAATCGTTGCCTTGGAAGAAGTACTTCAAGATGCGCTGACCATTTGGGCCGCGTGCAATCTCAATTTCCTGCATCTTGATGCCGTTTGCCTGAATCTTGGCCTGTCCGATGGTGGACTTGGTGACAACATCCGTTGAAGTGAGGGCATTGAGGCTAGCTTTGTTGCCAGCGTAGAGAGTGTTGTACGTCTCCTGGCTGCCAAGCATGACGGCTTCAATACAGTCGCATTTAAGGCGCTGCACCCATTCGTTGAGGCCACGGCGGGCGCTCTGATCGAACGTGGTGCCGATGAATGTCAGATCCTTGGTCGTGACAGTTTCAGCAACGGCGTGACGGTGAAGGCCGATAGTCAGTGTAAACTGACTGTATTTACGGACTTCTTCAGCACCAACAAGGTCGGTGTTGCCTTGAACGCCTTTGCCACCGAGGCCAGCCTCAGAAGAAAAGACAATGGTATTTCCACGAACTTTAGAAGTGTCGAGCACTTCTTTGACGGGCTTGACAGAGCCAAGGCCGCCCATAAGTTCGGAGAACGGGTTGTAACGCTCGTTGTCAAAAGCGATGCTTGACACCCAGAGGATCTGGCGAGCGTATGTAGGGGATTGCGCGACAAGTTCGGCAACGGTTTGGGCGTTAATTGCGGTATATGAGGCCATTACAGTAGTGTGGTGGTGATTTGTGAACAGATTGAACCTCAGGGCTTCGTGGACCCTGTTAATCTGTCGTCACGCCACACTGGCGTCGGCCCTTTACGGGAACCGCTATCTTTAAGACATTCTAATACTACCCGAATAATTGGACTTGCCAAGTACAGAATCGAACAAGCCTGCTAAGCCGTTTTCTCCTTTGGCAGCCGCCGTTACTTGAGCCACGATGTCGGGCGTGGTTGGTTGGCCGGGCGCTGGGCGCTGGGCCTGGGCGTAACTAGTCATGGCAGAAGCCGGAACTGGGGCCTTGGCTGGCACTGGGCCGGGGGCACGCGCTGGTTGGCTGACTGGCATGTTAGAAGATTTTGGAGCGGCACGCATTTGAGCAGCCAAGTTAGCGGCGTATTCAGCAACGGCGGTAGGTGAGATATTGGCAAACTCGGGGTTTACGGCAAGCAGGCTTTTGACAGCAAGAGTAGCCGGATGGTTGTCATCTCTTAACTCTGGATATTGTTCCATAGCCAGCTCAAGAGAATCATCACCAATTTCATCAAATGCTTTTTCAGCGGCAGCCTCAGTCTTCATTTTAGCTTCTAGAGCGGCAGCCATTTCTGGTGTAAACTCCACAATACCTTCAGCATTTTCTTGCAGCTCAGACAGCCTTTGAGCTGCGTCTTGAGCTGCTTTGGCTGTGTGGTTGTAATCTTCAAGCGCCTGATCAAACACAGGGGCCAAATTGATTGGCAAAACGTCAGGCTCACTTATGGCGGCTGGTTCGTTTTCTACGGCGGGAGTAACGGCACTGTCTGGTTGTAGATCATAAGTTCCAGGGTCAGTAGCCGGGACTGGCGAGGCCGGATCTTGGCCGCTGGCATCGTCTGGATCAGCCATCAAATTGCCTGCCACGGCTGGCTTGGTGGCTGGTGGAGCAAAGTTAGCAGCAAAGTCGGCAGGCGACTGGTCAAGGTTGCCATAAAGCAAAGCAGAAGGATCAAAGTTGGCGGTGTCAGACATAGTGGTAGAATAATTGTCAGTAGTTATTGTTTTGGCAAGAGGGAAGTTTGAGCAAGAAAAAGCCCGCCTAGCGTTGGCCGGGCGGGCTTTGTGGCTTACAGTGGCGTTGCTGTGCCGACTGTTTCGCCAGCGACAACGTACTCGCCGTGGATTTCCCAATCAGTTGCGAGGGAATCAGAGCCAGAAGGTTGCCAGCCATGCAGCGAGTTGTCAGGATACACGATGCAGAACTGATTCTGGTAGGTAATCGGCTCTCCCGATATTACGAACACGTCTTTCACGGCCTGCGGGAGGCTGGTCATTTTGGGGATGTTCTCAGCAGGCACCGATGAAGGCACCTGCCGGAACACGAACAGACCTTTGCCGTTCCAGCCTGCGCGGCTGACGATTTTGCCCTCTTTGAGAGCTTCGATTGCTTGTCCGAAGTTTTGATTGTGGAGCATAGATATAGATGGTGTGAGTTGTGCTTGGCAATACCGGCCAAGCTCGGGCGTGAGGTCAAGCCTCAAAGACGGCAGCGTGTTTAGCTAGGAAGTCGGCCTTTTCCGCCAAAGGCACCCCGGCGGCGTGCAACACTTTGATGCCGCTTTGCCATTCCAGCCAACCACGGTGAACAGCATGAGGCCAAAAATTCCAATCATTGCCCAAAAACGTCATATCTACACCAACCTTGTGCCAAGCAGCATTAAGCAAGCTTTGTTCAGTTACGTCTTTAAGGGCTGGGCCAATTCCAGCCCGATACTCTGCCATAAGCCGCCGGGCCAAATCAAATGCTTGTTGCACGGCTGGCACGCGGGCGTTGGCGAAGAACAAGCCAGTATTGCAGTATTTGTCAGGCGGGAAGGCCAAGGCCAAGGCATCCGGCAAACAAAACGAGTCCATGGCCTGCCTGGAGGCGTCACGCACGGCGGCCACGCCTGCGATGTTGCGGAAGGGGGCTAAATCCACTGGACGAATAAAAAGAACGTCAGCATCAAAAAAGCAAAACACCCGGTCGCCAGCGATTTCTGGCAAAGTGTATTTCCAATCATAGCTAACCGGGTCATCGGTGGTAAGGATGAGGGCGGGTGCTCCAGTGTATTTGCGGAAACTGGCCGCCGCTTGGTGGGCCAAAGCCTCGTAAGGCTTGTTGCAGACAGTAATGCCGATGACGGGGGGCAGGTTCATGTAATGATAATCAAGAAGCGTTGATCATTGATTGGCGAGCATCGAAGCTCTTTGCCAACGAATATCTCGCGAAACTTCTCCATCCACCACTCAACAGGCCGTTGCGTGCAATGCGCGTTCTCGCCTGTCGCCAGCCTTTGGGCCGCCGGGCCAGTGTGGATTGTGATGGCCCAGATTTGAGCAACGCTATTCATTTGGCTCAAAAGGCTAGCAACCTCGTCCTCTGGAATGTGCTCCATGACCTCAAAACACACGCCTGCTCGGTGTATAATTTCCGGCATTTTATCGATGCCTGGGATGGCTGGATCGTAGCGCGTGATTTTGGCTTGAGGCCATAGCTTTTTTGCGTCCTGTGACTGCCCACATCCAAAGTCGATGACGTTTTCGCCGTCTTTGATTGGCGGCAAAATGGCAAGTAGCTTTTTCTTAAAGCCTTCAGACATGCTGCCTGTCCCATACTTCTGCGAGGCGTGCAATTCTCTGTACAGGCTTACTTTACTGCCAGCCGGGCTGGCTGCCTTGGTTGACCAAAGGCGGCGGGGATGAATGCCAAGTTCAATCAAGGACTTACCCCATGGCGTTGAAGCCTGGGCATTTACCAGCGTGTCAGCCCACGAATCTAAAGGCTTGTCGAGTGTCAAGAGGCGGGCCATGACGTAGAGTGGAACTGCGTCGGCGGCGATTTCGGCAAAGCGCATAGGGCGCTCTTCGGGATTAACATTTATCCACATCTCACGCCATGCCTGAATTGAGTTTTTGGCAACGCTTGTAAAATTTGAGTCGTTATCCAGATACAAGGCATAGGTGTAAAGAGCCATGACGCGCATCAAATTTGTTGCAATGCCTGGATGGGTTTTAAGATCGTCTCCAGCAAGTAAATCTAAATTGATCTCCGCTAGTTTTTTCCAGTCGTCGTTATTGTGCAATATGCACATATAAACCTCGGCAGTAAGGAGTGAATGCCGCCAGCGAACGGCCATGCCTGGGCCTTCAATGTCGCCGTAACTTACGGGAAAAATCTTTGCCTCCCAGTCTTGAACTGTGATTTCACCGTCAACGGCTCGGTAGGTCAACCAGCACTTGGCGTGTGCCCGTTGCTCTGACGTATAAGCTTTGTCCGCATTGTTTAGAGCTTTCCATGCAATAGCGTATTGCTCGCCTTTTATGGTAATTGAATTTGGATTAAGTTCTTGGATCATAAAGCGTTCAAGCGTGACACTGCCCACATACCTGGCACATCCAAGACAACAGTGTAAGAACCTGCCACACGGCGAGTCTTTGACAGTAAAGTTTCTGAGTTTGGTTCTTCATTTTCTGGAAGGCCAATGCCGCGCAAAAAGATTTGCCACATAGCTCGAGTGATAATGGTGGTAACAAGGTGGAAGTTTTGCCCATGGGCCGCTTTGGAAACTTGCCTGTGAAGTTCAAAGGCTACGCGTTCTTCAGTCATGCAAAGTTAAAACGAAGAAAGCATTTAGCAATTTCTTGAGGGCGATTCTTTTCCCAGCAACCGTCCCCGTCGCGCTCGCCAGCCGGGCCAGTGTTGGCCTCAATCGTGACGATCCGGCTTATGGCTGGTTGGCCTATAACTAGACCGATATGGGAAAAATCAAAAACTACGATGTCGCCTTTCTGTGGCATGGCAGTGTCGGGCAGGACGGTCACGCCCTTGGCCTTCTGGCCCCAGCCCTGCCAAGCCCAGGCTCCGGCAGACTTGCAACGCCATTTCTCAAACTTCTCGGCGTCCATGCCAGTCAAACTTTGCAACAGGCCAGCCTTGGCTAGATCATCACCTGCTGTATCCAGCCAATACGACATGGCAGCGGCACAATAAGGTTCTCGGTTACTATAGCCGTCTGGATAGGATGTGGAAGGCCAAAACTTTTTGATCCATGCGCCTTGATTGTTGCGAAGTGTCTCAACATTGCCCACATCACGCTTGGCGATAGTTACCAGCCAATCGGCAAAGCTCGAGCTAACGGCAGGCTTGACGGCAAGCAGCCCAGCCTTGGCTGGCAGGAGGGCAGCCCATGTGGCTGGGCCTACAATGCCGTCGCATATAAGGTTGCGGGTATTTTGGAAGCTCAAAACCGCAAATTCTGTAACTACCCCAAACTTGCCATCTGGCTTGGGTTTCAAATAGCCAAGTTCATGCAGGCAAACTTGGAGGCGGCGAACTGCCGGGCCTTTATCGTTAAGGCGCAAAGTAATAGTGGGTGTGTCAGATGTCGTGCTCATAGCAGGCTAAGACTATAATCCGCCTTGTGACTTGTCAAGAATCAAGAACACGCCCATTACCGCCAGGGCTAACCCGGCCATGACGGCTAAGGCTAGGCCAAGGCCAGTCAGTTCTTGGAAGGCGGCAAGCATGGTAAGGATTATTGAAGTTTGCCTTCTTCCTGTCGCTTGCGGCTTTCGTATTCAGCCATGCGGTCGGCGGCAAGATCACAACTTATGAATAACGCAACTATCGCAAGTAGGCCAAAGGATACTACTGCAAAAATGATGCCGCAAAAAATGCCAATTAAATCCATTTAATAAACTCTTCCGTTAATAATTTTGTGGTTTGTGACTTCATAGTTGTTGTCAGTCTGAGTTTCTACCCATGCAAAACCGTGATTCCATCGGTTTACAATGGCGTAATCGGGCGAAAGGTCGCAGAGGCAACCCGTTGACCAGCATGACGAGAGCTTTTTGTTAAGCCCAGTGCTTTCGGTGTGCTCGCTAGTGCGGTGCCAGTGTCCGCATATCAACGATTCTTGCACACGCATCCAGATTCCACGCGCAGGATTGACTGGTGAGGACATCCCTTGGGGAAGTTCGTGCCCGTGGTAAATTGGCAGATTGCCCAGGCGTATTAGCGTCAGAGATGGCACTAGCTCAATCTGTAA